AGGAGATAACACAACTACTATAATAACTAAAGGGTCAGGCTCTACCATTACTAGTAAACAAGTAGGTAATGGTAATGCTACGAATATACTATGCGGAGCGAACTCAAATGGTTCGTTTCCTGGTACTACATATGTATCTCATACTTGCAGCAACGCAACTTGGAGCAGTACTATTACAGGCAACAGCAATACTACTCGACTTTATACTGTATGGTCAAATAATTCTGATAACAATTTTACTGTTACTGTAACTGGTAATGATAACTTTGTATGGTTAGATCAAGATGAAGACGACAATACTTCTACAATTACTCAAACAGGAAACGACAATCATGCCGAGCAACTCGGCAGTGGCGATGATAACACTTACGCCATAACTCAAACAGGAAATAATAAATACGCAAAAATATTAGACTTTGGAGATGATGGTAATAAGACCATTACTCAGTACGGTACAGGTGCGCATAACACTTACATATACAATAATGGCTCTGGACATAACAATGATGTTACTGTAATTCAGTACGGTTCAGGTAATAAAGATGCAGACATATTCTTTTACGGCGCAGACAACTCAGATATAGACTTAACTCAATATGGGACAGGTGCTCATACCGCTAACATGAAGTTTTATACTAATAATTATAATGTAGATGTAACTCAATCAGGTGCTACTAACCAATCATACTCAGCTACTTTTAACTGTAGCTCTAACTGTAACAAAACAATAACTATAACTCAACAATGAAAAAATTAATTGATATAAGTATAGGAATAGTTTTACTATTTCTATTAGCATGGAATCCCTATCCCTTTCAAATACTAGAACTTAAATTTTTTGATGGACTAATGTCCACTCAAGAAGAAATACAAAACCAAACAATAGTTCTAGTAGACGTAGACGAAGAAATAATTAAAAATGTAGGCGGCTATCCTCTTCCACGAAGTTTATATGCTAGCCTATTAGAAAGAACAAACTCAATACCAGGCCTAACAGTTCTTATGCCCGACCCTGATATTAGAGATATGAAGAATGACTATATCTTAGCAAGCGCAATGATGCGTATGCCTACAGTATTAGCATATTCGGCTTCTACACAAGCCACAGAAGGCGGCCCTCATGTAGGGACGGCTCAACTAGGAGAAGACCCCATACCATGGCTATACAACTATCCAGGAATCTTACGACAAGTACCGGTCTTGGCAGAAAGCGCAGACGGCGTAGGCGTAATCAACAGCGCACCCGAACTAGACGGCGTCGTTAGACGAGTACCTCTTGTAGTTACTTCCCAAAATAAATTATATCCTTCCTTTGCACTAGAAATGCTTCGAGTAGCAGTAGATGATCCAAGCTACCAAATTAATACTCAAAGCACAGGAATCGAGTGGTTAAGAATACCTAGCTACCCTCCTATAAAAACTGATGCGAATGGAAGGATATGGATAACCTCGAATGTAAAATTTTACAGACAATCAGCTGCAGAATTTCTTCGAGAGCCAATGGAAGGAGCAGTTTGGGTAATAGTTGGAGTTACAGCAGAAGGAGTGGTTAATCCTGTGCCAACAGCAAAAGGCCCAATGTACCCTCATGAGATTCAAGCTAATATTTTGCATCATATTGCAGAAGGTACAAGCCCTGTAGAACCTGTATGGGCAAAAGTAGCAGAACTTGGTACTACATTTTTAGCTATAGTACTATTATTACTTACTACGTCACGTATATACTTATCTTTACCCACATTATTACTAGTAATTGGAGGCTTAGGGTACGGTGGTATGCACTTTTTTAAACAAGGATTGCTTTTTGACGTATCAGGAGCTGCCCTAATAGTGTTTTTATTCTGGACAATAGTTACATTTAGAAACTTTATAGAACAATTCTTACTCAGACAACAAATTAAAGGTCAATTTAGTACTTATTTATCTCCAGACATGGTAAATATGCTTGTAAAAGACCCTTCACTCATGAAATTAGGTGGAGAACGAAAAGAAATGACTTTCTTATTTACTGATATTATGGGATTTACACCTGTATCAGAAGCTTTTAAGAAAAATGATGATCCAGAAGGCTTAGTGGATTTAATTAATACTTATTTAGATAGTATGACTAATATAATTTTGGAAAATGGTGGAACAATAGACAAATATATGGGAGATTGTATTATGGCGTTCTGGAACGCTCCTCTCCCTTGCGATAACCATGCGGATATGGCAGTTAAATCAGCAATAGAAATCAATGCAAAAACAGAAGAACTCAACAAACAATTTAAAGATGAAGGACTTAACTTACCTCCTATTAATGTTGGTACTGGTGTTAATACCGGAACTTGCATTGTTGGTAACATGGGTAGTGAATCCCGATTTGACTATTCAGTTATTGGAGATGCCGTCAACCTTGCCGCTAGATTGGAAGCTACAGCAGGAAGGAATGATTATAAACAATGGAAAATTATAGTATCAGAGTTTACAATGAAACAATGTGAGAATTTTACTTTCGATAGTATAGGAGATATTCTCGTAAAAGGAAAATCAGAACCTATAAGTATTTATAGTGTAAATAATTGATATGAACATCAAAAAAATTTTTCTTGACTTTTTTATGATATAATGATATAATTCAAGAATATAAAAATTCACTTTATGAAAGTACGGAAAAACTTAAACAACTATGAATGGCTTTACAATACCTTTTAGCTTCGGCGTGTTCCTACTGTGTCAAACGGCAGCAGCAATCTGGTGGGCGTCAGGCGTTGATGGCGAAGTAAATAGATTAGTTGATCAAGATGTACAGTACCAAAACCATAAAGCGGAGTATATACAAAGGCTGTCTGTTATTGAAACAAAAGTTGAAAATAACCACAGCATTTTACTAAAAGTAGAAAAGAAACTAGACGAGAACTAAATGAAAAAATTATTAGGATTAATGGGAGCATTTTTACTCAGTACTTCAGCTTTTGCAGGAGTAAGTGGTGGTGTTGACCTCGCTTCAGAATACCTCTGGAGGGGAGCCAGCCAATCAACAGGAGATGATCCTGTAGTACAATTCAATCTAGAAGGCGATTGGAACGGCTTATATGGTGGAACTTGGGGATCACAAGTAGACTTTGGAGACGGAAAGTTTGTAGAATATGATTTCTATGGTGGGTATGCCACAAGCTACAAAGACTTAACTATAGATGTAGGAATGATTCAATATAACTACAATAAGTTTATAGATGAGTCTGTAGAAGAGTGGTATGCAATACTTGGGTACAAATATGTATCAGTTTCATACTATAAAGATATGGATAACGCAGAGTCTGATTATACTGAATTGTCTATTGATCTTCCAATTAGTGATAAGCTAGATGTATCTGCTAGATACGGAAGGCTTGCTGATGGAGAAGACTATCAACAATTAACAGTATTTAGAAGCCTACCAAAAATAAGTATGAGAGTAGGTTTAGAAGTAGCATTTAACGATGCTTTAGATGATTCAGATAGGCTAGCTCTTATCTTAGGATATAGGTTTTAATGGCATATTCTAAGCGAGTAGTAGAACGATTTGAAAATGTGCTCAAAAATCCAGAAGCACATAGTGTAGGGCGCTTTGATGTTGACGACCCAAATGTCGCAACAGGAATGGTAGGCGCCCCTGCATGTGGTGACGTAATGAGATTACAGTTTAAGGTGGACAAAGGAATTATTGAGGACGTAAAGTTCAAAACATATGGCTGCGGCTCTGCAATAGCGAGCTCCAGTGAATTAATAGATATGCTTATGGGCAAAAGTTTGAAACAGGCAGGAGAAATCACCAATAAAGAAATAGCTGATATATTAGATCTACCTCCTATCAAACTTCATTGCTCTATTTTAGCAGAGGAGTCTATCAAAGTAGCGATAGACGATTACACACGTAAACACAATTATAGGAGTAGTGAAAATGGTTGATTACGAAACAAAAGAAGCAAAAGCCGAACCGGCACCAGCAGCACCAGCTGCAGATACTCCTAAGATTTATCCAAGCAGAGGGTTATTTAAATACCGTGATGCAAATGGTAAACTTTGGAAATTCAAAACTGAAAAAGAAGCGAAGGAGCATTTAGCAGGTGATGAAGAAGAATAGCTGGTTTACAAAAATTAAAAATATCCTTACAGGAAAAGACAAGAATTGGGACGGCAAAGTCGACATTCATGACGACATGATCGAAGCAAAAGATAAAGTGGAGAAAGAACGTGCCGATAAGGAAAGTAAAGGGCGGGTACAAAATAGATAATACTCCTGGAGTTTCTAAAACAAAGAAAGCAGCGAAACAAAGACTTCGCGCAATCAAATACCGCCAGATGAAACGCAGGAAAGGTCGTCGTAGTAGACGATAGGAGATAGATATGCAAATATCACGAATACTAGGAGCAACAATAACAGCTCCTACGAGTACAGGAGCCGCCGTAACAGTATCAGATGCACAATATGTGATGATATTTAACAGCGCAGCTTCAGGTACAAACCACGCTGTTGCAATTCAAACTGCAGCAAGTGGAACAACCTTAGGGAATGTTACAGTAGCAGGTCAAGAAAGATTAATAATCAAAAAAGACCCCGATGAAGTTTTATACGCAGCAAATGCTGCTATTTTGCTTACACCTGTGAACCCAATGGTTGTTAACTAATGCCTAGAAAAAAGTTACGCACTAGCCGTAAACAAAGACTAGGTAAGAGAGGTACCGTAACAGGTAGAAAAAGTACTAGAAAACGCACTACTTATCAAAAGTATAAGAAGGCAAGAAAGCAAAGGCTTGGAAAGAGGAGTTAACTATGCCAGCAGGTAAAGGAACTTACGGAAAAAGAAGAGGACGCCCTAAAAAGAACGGAAAGAAAAGGGGTAAGAAGCGCAAAGGAATGGGGCATCATGGCTGCTAAAAGACGCAGACGTAGAAAAAGTACTGCTAAAAAGCGCAATGTTCCTACTAATAAAAAGTTATATGCAAGGGTAAAAGCAAAAACTAAACGAAAGTTTGCCGTTTACCCTAGTGCATATGCTAATGCCTATCTTGTACGAGAGTACAAGAAGCAGGGTGGGAAGTATCGTCGTGGCTAGAGGTGGTTTAGGAAAATGGTTTGGAGAGAACTGGGTAGATATTTCACGTCCCAAAAAGGGTGGTGGATTTAAAAAATGTGGACGACCCAAAGCAAAGAAAGGTCGTAAAGGATACCCAAAATGCGTACCAGCTGCAAAAGCTGCTCGTATGAGTAAAAAACAAATTCGTTCTGCAGTACGACGAAAAAGAGCAAAACCACAAGGAGTTCGAGGTAAGCCTACAAATGTTAAAACTATGGCTAGACGTAAGAGACGAACTCGAAGGAGAAAATAGTGGCAGTAAGACGAACTAGAAAGAAAAAGAATGGAAAGCTCAAAAGAGCGGGAGTTTCTGGTTACAATAAACCTAAGAGAACTCCAAAACACCCCAAGAAGTCGCATATAGTAGTTGCAAAAGTTGGAAAGAAAACTAAAACTATTAGATTTGGACAACAGGGTGTTAAAACTGCTGGTAAACCGAAGAAAGGTGAGTCAGCGAGACAAAAAGCAAGACGTAGATCATTTAAGGCTCGTCATGCAAAAAATATAGCTAAAGGCAAAATGTCCGCAGCTTATTGGGCGAATAAAGTAAAATGGTAGAAGATATAGATTTAAGACATCTTGATTCTATGTGGCTTGACCATATTGAAAGTGCAGCACTAACTACACTTGAGTCAGTAAACGAACAAGCTACTAAGAACAAGGTAACAAAAGAACAGGCAGCTTTAGCAACTATGGCTGGAGGTTTCTTATATCTATACCATTTGGCTAAAGTCAACCAACTAATTGAATCTGATAACACACCAACCATAATTCATTAATGGCACTAGAAATAAGCAGAAAAGATATTCCCGAAGGAGACTTAATTGAGTACTCTGCAGAGGATAGATTTATAAAATTACCTATACTTCCATACATGGAATTACTTGGTGTAGAACCAATCCCCTCACAAACTGCAATAATCAATGCAGTCAACAATCCCAAATATCGTTTTATCTGTGGTGCCGTTTCTAGGCGTCAGGGTAAAACTTATATCGCAAATATTATTGGACAACTCACAGCACTTGTTCCAAACTCGCATATACTAATTATGTCACCTAACTACTCACTTTCACAAATTTCTTTTGACTTACAAAGGCAATTGATTAAGCACTTTGATTTAGAAGTTACAAAAGATAATGCAAAGGATAGAGTAATTGAACTATCAAATGGCTCTACTGTACGTATGGGATCTATAAATCAAGTAGACTCTACAGTTGGTAGGTCTTATGATTTAATAATATTTGATGAAGCAGCACTTGTAGATGGACGAGATGCTTTCAATGTAGCACTTAGACCAACACTTGATAAAGATGGAAGTAAAGCACTATTTATTTCTACTCCTCGTGGAAGAAATAACTGGTTTGCAGACTTTTTCTATCGTGGATTCAATGATGAGTTTCCAGAGTGGTGTTCTATACGAGCAACATATCATGAAAACCCTCGTTTTAGTGAATCAGACATTGATGAAGCAAAGAAATCTATGTCTTCAGCTGAATTTGCTCAAGAATACATGGCAGACTTTAACACTTATCAGGGACAAATATGGTCATTTAACCATGAAGAATGTATAGCGGACTTAGAAGAACTTGATACCTCACAGATGGATGTAATTGCAGGCCTTGACGTAGGGTACAAAGACCCAACAGCCCTATGCGTTGTAGCATTTGATTGGGATAGGGAAAAATTCTATGTTTTAGACGAATACCTTGATGCAGAAAGAACAACAGAACAACACGCAATGCAAATTAGAGCCTTAATCGACAAGTATAATATCGATTGGATTTATATTGACTCAGCAGCACAACAAACAAGATTTGATTTTGCTCAAAATTATGACATTTCTACTATAAACGCTAAGAAGTCAGTTTTAGATGGTATAGGAGAAGTAGCAGGGATAGTCGATAATGATAATTTAATTGTAGATCAAAGATGTCATCATACTTTAGAGTGTTTAGACCAATATCAATGGGATCAAAATCCGAATTTGATGAAGGAAAGGCCGAAGCATGATAGATTCTCACATATGGCAGATGCTCTTAGATATGCGCTTTACACTTTTGAGACATCTTCGACCACTTTTTAGTCAGCAGACCTACAAAAAAATTATTCTTGACATTAGCGTGGTAATTTAGTATAATACAAAGTAAGAGAAATTTTAATGGATTTAAAGAGAGACTTAGTCAAATACGTTAGAGACAAAGCAAAGTCAAAATACGATAAGGGAACGGAATGTCGTATTTGTGGAAGTAAGGAAAACCTCGACTTCCATCACTTCTACGGATTGACAGAGCTGTTAGAGAAGTGGCTAAGAGAACAGAAGCTAGTGATTCAGACTGCTGAAGAAATTATGGAGGTAAGAGATGACTTCATTTTGGAGCACACAAAAGAGTTGTACGACGATGCTGTTACACTTTGTCATGATCACCATTTAAGACTGCACTCCATTTATGGAAAGAGACCTAAATTATTCACCGCACCCAAACAAGCACGTTGGGTAGAAAGACAAAGAGAAAAATATGGCATGGTATGACCGAATATTAGGAAGAAACACTTCCTTTGAACCAAATGAAGAAAAAATCAACCCCTCGCAATTTTTAATTGGCAGAGAGGAAGGTCTGAACATAACATCTAGAGAAGTTGTTACTAACTATAGAGATGCGTATGAAAAACTAGAAGTTGTCAACAGAGCAGTAAACTTAGTTGTTGATGACGTTGCCGAGATTCCAGTCGATATAGGTGGCAAAATAAATGGCATGAATCCAGTATATAAAAACGTTAGAAGAGCTACTGTAATGAGACTTCTAAACGTAGAGCCAAATCCTTTTCAAGATATAAATACTTTTAAAAGAAATCTGATAACTGATTTATTGATTGATGGAAATATCTTTATATACTATGATGGTGCAAATAGTGCACTTTATCACTTACCAGCGGAAAACGTAGAAATAGAAACAGACGAGAAAACTTACGTTAAAAAATATACTTATGATGGCGTTGTGGATTATGCCCCAGAAGAGATAATACATGTCAAAGAGAATTCATTTAACTCGATTTATAGAGGAGTTCCTAGATTGAAACCAGCTTATAGAACAATGTTACTATTGATTTCTATGAGAAACTTTCAAGATAACTTCTTTAAAAATGGAGCAGTACCAGGATTGGTACTAAAAAGCCCTAACACTCTTTCTGAAAAGATAAAGGAACGAATGTTAGCTGCTTGGAGAGCCCGTTACAACCCGAGCACAGGAGGGAGACGACCTCTCATATTAGATGGTGGTCTAGAAATTGATAACTTAACGGAGGTTAACTTTAAAGATTTAGACTTCCAAGCAGCTATTGAGGCGAATGAACGAATTATACTACAAGCAATAGGCGTACCGCCATTGCTATTGGATAGTGGGAACAATGCAAATATTAGACCTAACCATAGATTGTACTATTTAGAAACAGTACTACCTATAGTAAGGAAAGTAAATTTTGCATTTGAACGGTTCTTTGGATTCGATCTAGTTGAGGACATGAGTGGGGTTCCCGCCATGCAACCTGAACTAAAAGATCAAGCAGCGTATTATAGTACCCTAGTAAATACAGGTATTATATCGCCAAACGAAGCTAGAGAACATTTACGAATGGAGCCGTTAGAAGGACATGATGATTTAAGAGTGCCTGCTAACATAGCAGGCTCAGCGGCCAATCCGTCGGAAGGCGGAAGACCCGAAGAAGAGGAAGAAAACGATGGCGAATAAAAAAGCTATATTAAAACAACTTGCTGATTATTTTGCTGAAAAAGGTAAAGTTTTATCCGTTAATGAATATAAAGCGGCAGACGACAGACCTATGAGATATATGGTCGCCAAGAGACCATTCGGGTCTTGGTCACGCATGCAATCTATGTTAAAGGTAAACTTTCCTGAGCAATGGGAAAAGACACAAGCCCCTGCTCCAGCGCCAACACCTGCTCCTAAGGCAGCGCCTAAAAAGGCAGCACCTAAAGCAGCAAAGGCTAAAGAGGAATAATTATGCAAAAGATTTTTAACTTAACATCTACTTTCAAATCCGTTGAAGCCAACGAAGATGGAAGCGTGAATATCAAAGGATATGCCAGCACTAATGATACAGATAGGGCGGGAGATGTTATAGATAAAGAAGCATGGGAAAAAGGAGGATTGGATAATTTTGGAAATAATCCAATTATACTTTTTAACCATGATTACAATAGACCTATCGGTCGAGCCACAGGTCTAGAGACCGACGATAGGGGACTAAAACTTACCGCAAATATATCAAAAAGTGCTGGTGATGTTACAAATTTAGTCAAAGAAGGTATTCTAAGAGCTTTTAGTGTAGGTTTCCGCGTCAAAGACGCAGATTATATCGAGGAAACTGATGGACTAAAAATCTCTGATGCGGAGTTGTTTGAAATAAGCGTGGTATCCGTACCCGCTAACCAAGCAGCCACCTTCTCTGTGGCAAAGTCTTTTGATACTCAATCAGAATATGATGAGTGGAAAAAGCAATTTGTCAAAATAACCGAGACTGAAGAGTCTCAAGACGCAGACGAAAGTCTGTCTTCAAGAAAGGAAAACAAAATGTCAAAAGAAAATGATAACAAAGAAAAGTTTGATCTTGAGGAGTTCGCAAAGAAAGTTGCAAGTGAAACAGCAGCAAAAATTGCAATGCAGCAAGCGGAATCAAAAGCCGCTGAAGCAGCTGAAGCAGAGAAAGCCGCACAAGAGCAAGCTACAGAAGAAGCCGAACTCGAACAGAAAAAAGCTGAAGTTAAAGCGATTGTTGAAGCCGGTACGTCTGGAGCAGAAGAATTAGTTTCTGACCTAGAAAAACGTGTTGACGCAAACATGAGCAATGTCGAAGAAGTAGTTGACAGCTTGAAAGCAGAACTGGAAGAGAAGTCTGAAGAAATCATGAAAATCCGTGAATCTAAAAGAATTTTTGGTGAAAGACAAAGTAACACCGTTACTGAAGCCTTCGCTAAAGATTACGAAGATGCATGGTTACTGTCAAAAGCAGTCGGAGCAAGAAGCATCGAAGACACTAGATATGGTAAAAGCGTAATTGAAAAACAAAACGCTCACTCTGGTGTTGCAGTATCTTCTGCTGATTTCGAACAAACAGTTAGCACTAACATAGAAAGAGATATCCAAAACGCTCTAGTTTTGGCCCCTCTATTTAGAGAAATCGCTATGACAAGTGCAACTCAAATACTACCTATCTTACCAGATAGTGGCTACGCAGAGTTTACCTCTAACCAAGCCGCAACAGGATCTAGTCCTCATGGTAACTTAGCACAAACAGGTGATACTTATGGATCTCCTTATGGTGGTATTGATATGACTGAAAGAACTCTTTCAACTAAGAAACTGATTTCAACTTCATACTTAGGTAACGAAACTGAAGAAGATGCAATACTTCCAGTACTACCTTTAATTAGAGAATCAATGATAAGATCTCATGCAAGAGCAGTAGAAAACTCAATACTAGCTGGTGATGACGCTGATGGCGCATTCGGTACTAGTGGAGCTTCTTATGAAGGTCTACTTCACTTAGCAAGAAATGATTCAGACTTCACTCAGTCAACAACTGCGTTTGCTTCTGACTCTCTAACAGCACTACAATTGTTAGCTGCTAGAAAGAACATGGGCAAATATGGTGTTGATCCATCTGAGGTAGTTTACGTTGTATCTCAAACAGGTTACTTCCAACTTCTAGAAGATGCTGAATTCCAAGATGTCAACCTAGTAGGTGACGCTGCTACTAAACTTAGTGGTGAAATTGGTTCAGTATTTGGTTCTAAAGTTCTAGTATGTGATGAATTCGCAACAGCTGCAGTGAGTAAATTCCACGCAGTAGCAGTTCATCCTAGAAACTTCGTTGTACCTAGATTAAGAGGTATGACTGTAGAGTCAGACTATGAAGTGGTTAACCAAAGAAGAGTACTAGTTGCTTCTCAAAGAATTGGCTTCCTCGATCTAATCGATGGCGCTACTTCTAAGTGGGCACTTATGTATAAAGCTTCTTAAAGATAACTTTAAGTTTTTTAACGAATTATACCACGCAAGTGGATATGTTGAGAAATATGCTGGGTGACTTGGGAGGGTAATTGCCCTCCCGAGTTTATCCATAACAAGGAATAAAATGGCTAATTTAATTACTACTAAAAATTATAAAGACTATATGAAAATAGACCATAACAAGGACGATGCTAAGCTCGATACCCTTGTGGCTTCTATTAGCCAGCTTGTTAAAACCTATTGTGGTAATTCTCTTGTAGATTACTACTCTTCATCAAAGACGGAATATTTTGATATTCCTGACACACTCACTTCGGAGATTTTTGTTACAGAATCTCCATTAAATGCTGTTTCTGCCTTGTCGGAAAGAGACTCAATAGCAGATAGTTACACAACCCTAACCGCAAATGAAGATTATTACGTAGATACTGAACATGATCGCATTTACAGGATAGATGGTGAAAAAAGTGTAAAATATTTTAAAAAAGGGTTCGCTTCCGTAAAAGTAGTATATACTGCAGGTTATTCGGCTGTTCCAACTGATTTAAAGTTGGCAGTTTTTGACTTGGTAACATACTACTTAAAAGAAGAGCACAAAACGCAAAGATCAATTGCTGGAACCACCCTACGAAATGAAGGTACTACTTCAATAAAAGGTGA